CTGAATCAATTTTACGCTCGGCATTTCTGTCCATCTCGCTGATGCGGACAGTGGGTCCTAAATTGTAGTTAGATCAAGTAGGCGCTTGCGACGCACGAGCATTGCGGTTTCTCGCACATCAATTTCCATTGCTCCTTCGCGCACAGCGGCAACTCGCCTGGACATGCAAATATCGAAATGCTCGCGTGGCGTTCCGGCACATTGCAGCCACCGCTGCGCAACACCAATTCGGTCAGCCATCGCCAAGAGTTCGGCGCTTGTGTCGGCGGTCATGTGGCACATCTTCATGCGACCAAACTTGGCGGCCAGGTTGTCAACATAAACTGGCATCTGTTTTCGCTCCCCCGGCAACCAACATGGATCCGCAACCACGGCGGCGACGATGATTCCGGCCTGGATCAGTTTGATGCTCGGCATCTTCATCCATCCGCTCGCTTATGCACCAACATCACGATCAAGAACGCCTTGGAGCACACCTCTGCCGTCGAGCTTACCGAATATGATGTCCCATCGTTGCGTATATGCCCCGAAGTGTTTCCCGACCCAAATATCGCGCGGCAACAGCATCCTGCAAATAGCACGTACAATCGCCAGACGAACGCGCATAACTATCGCTTGAATCAGTTTGATGCTAGGCATCTTCGGCCCTCAGCTCGCTTCAGCTCCTTTCGCTCGACAGCCACGAAATATCCCCACCGGCTCGAATCTAGATCGGCAATCAGGCCGTTCTGCCGCGCGTTCTCGGCTTCGAGGTGCGCCACCTGCTGCCACGCATAGGCTTCGGATTCCCGCGCTTGGTGTAACTGCACTACTGCCCCGACTGTGCCGCGCTCTACCGCGTACAGCGTGGGGATCAGGGCCAGCAGGAATAGGGCGGATTTCATTGCTTCCCCACCATGTACTCGACGGCGTGGCCGGCCTCAATCATCGCCTCTCCGACATCGCCTTCAGGCGTTCCGTCCAGCCCGTAATGCGTGTACAACCGAACAAGCCACCGACCGTATTTGTCCGGTTTGATCGTCTCGGCCAGCGCCACGCCACCTTTCAGCATCTCGAACAGGAACAACCGCGCTTCGCTGCCACCAGGCGCTCCAATTTCTGGCGCGTTGATGCCAGCGAGCCGAAACGATCCGGTCCAGGTAATGCGGTTGCCCATGTCGATGTCGAGCACCACGGTATCACCGTCGATGATGCGCGCGACTTTGACGTGCTGGTATTCGTAGCTCACCCGATCACCCCCGCCGCAGCTTTGCGGATTTCCTCACGCGGCGCCAGCCCCAAATCTTCCGGGTCCAGCAGCCGATTGACAAACGCAGTCGCCCGGCAACTGTGCGCGGGCTCGGCATCCACTGTTGAGCGGTAGCAGGTCATGCAAAAATAGGCCGAGGTGCTATTGCAGGTAATTATCCGCATCGGCTTTCCGCAACACTTTGGCGTGGATAGTTCAGTCATTATTTCCCCACAAACAGGTTGTTATACTTTTTCGCGGCGTCTATGCCACGCACCTGCGATGATTTGTCGAGCGTTTCCAGCAACAGCCTTCTAGCCTCATGAATCCGCTTATCGTCTGTCACAGCCATCCAAAGGAGGCCATATGCAATCTCAACCAAACTTGGGATTTCCTGCGCCAATGGAGGGCTAGGGCAGTCTCCGCGATAGCCGTGATATTTGAACATTTCCTCGCCGGGCGGCATAGGTTCGCCGCACAAACCGCACTTTGTCATTGCCATTCCTTCAGGTTCATGACTATTTCCCCGCATTTATCATGTCGATCTTGTACGCTGTCCGGAACCGCTCTCGTCAATCCGTAGTTGTGCATCAAACCTCGAACGCCTGCGCCTGGGCGAAGCTCACGCGAAAGCCGGAGGCGTTTCTGTGCCCACCCCCGCCGTACTGCTTCGCAACCTCGCCAACGTCTACTCCGTCATCGTTCGACCGCAGGCTGAATACACGGCCTTCCGGCGTGTCCCAGTAGCAGGCCGCAAACGGTCGCCCCTGCGCCAGTTCGTGCCCTGCGTCGCTGCTCATCGTGTAGGGCAGATTCGCCACCGGGACGAGGTGCCCGCCGATGACCATGTCCCGCGTCGTCACGCCGAGCAGTTCCCGGATGTCCTTGAAGTGCTTGCGTTCGATGGCGAATCCATCGGCGGCGAGGGTAGCCGCCTCGGCTTCCATCAGCGTATCCCACACCTGAAAGTCGTACGGGTATGAAAAGACGTTGGCCTGAATCTGGCGCGTGTTTTGGAGCGCAAAGCGCCACAGGTCGCGGTCCTCAATGTGAAGCAGAAGCGGCGGCGGGGTTTCGCCAGGAAAGAAGTGCTCCCACGTCAGCATTGCGCCGCTGCGCCCCATGTCGAATTTGGCCGTCACGTTGGCCGGAAGGTCAAGCAGGTCTTCCGCTGCCGTCTTGTGGTGGTCGAGAATCAAAATGCTGCGCGCCTTCTCGGCCATCTCCAGCAAAACTGGCCGTTTGTAACTGAAATCGACCATCACCACATCCTTCCCCGACACGTCGGGCGGCGGCTCTTGGTACTTACCATGGTGAAAATCAATCTCGCCGAGTACCTTGCGAACAACCCACGCCGCACCGAAACCGTCAGCACAATTTCCGTGATAGATACAAATAGCCATCATCATTTCCCCGCATTGATCATGTCGATTTTGTACGCCGCCCTGAACCAGAGCCACGCCATGGTGTTGAGCCCGCCGAGGATCAGCAGCACCGCCGGCATCGTAGCGCCGATAATCGCCGACGTTTCAGGAGTGCCACGGTAGTACTGGCAGGCGAGTACGAACAGGAAAATAACCTGCACTGCCATCGCCGTCAGTGCGACGTGCCGGCGGACCCGCAGTTTATCGGACTCGCAGGGACGGAACACGTTGGGAGCTTTCATTTATTTTTATCGACTGAGTTTTTGGGTTCCTGGGCGATTTCCGTATGCTGATACCCAAACGCTGCGTCAATCAGGTCGCACATCGCTGCGTGGCGCGTCAAGTGCCACTCATAAGCAGAATGCCGTTTGCCTGAATGATGGGCGGCGGCGGCGGATTCATGGGCCGCGCGCTTTTTCATCAATGCCAGAAGCCGCGCACGTTCTTCCTTGACTCCCGTTTCAGCCTGGCTGCATGGAAAGTTTGTAGTCATGGATTTTTTTCTCCCGATTCTTCGTGCCGACAATCTTCGCGCGCAATATCCCCACGCATCCCGCAGCAAGGCGCGCTCCGCGTCGTTCCACGGCGGCCTTGGTTCGCTGTAGTGCACCACCATGCCCTTTGCGTAGCGGCGCAATTCCGTCCGACGCCACCCGGTGAAAAGGTGTTCCTCGATGCGGACATTCTTCGGTGAAACGCTCACCCCCACGCCTGCGCCCAGTTTGCCGGCCACTTCTCGGGGTGTGGCCTGCCAGGCTTCCAGACTCTCAGATAAGTCGCAAGTGATCCCTGTACGTCACCACGCTGCGGCAATGGCGCGGCATCCGGCCAGAGCATCAGCCGGCTAAATGCACATTGCAGGACGTCGTTGTGCTGCATGGCAGCGTGGATATTCTCAAATGGGGGTGCGCCAACCGAGTACGCCAGATCGGCAAGGACTTTCAGGGCCATAGGACCGATGACTTCATGCCGGAGAACCAGTCCGACTTGCGGCAATTCCCACATAAAGAATCCTAGCGCGGGGCCGCCGATCTGCTTACGGTGCTTAAACCCACTTTCCTGTAAACAAATCGCAGTGAGGAGCGCTTTTGCTTCTGGCGAATTCATCTTCTCGGGCAGAAGCTCCATTGCTGCCGGGTAAATGTAGTTTTTCCACAAGGTGATCATATCAGACCCTTTTTCGCCCTGTTTATCGGTGAGTTCCGTCTGTTTCGGCAGTTCTCTTTATGTGTGATGAACCGGCAATTGCCAGGTTCATAGTTGCCGTCGTTGTTTTTGCGGTCCAACTCTAGCCCGCGCTGCCACCCATTAGCCATGGCCCACTCGATAAACGATGCAGGATTTGTCCGCCACTCTTCACAAACGGTGATACCGCGCCCACCGTACCATTGGTAATCTTTCACGGCGGGGTATGCACACCGCGCAATAGCGCTCTTGATTACACGATACAGCGGATGTGGTCCGCCGACCTGTCTTGAGTATCCATGAGTCGCGCGAGCTTTCCCTGAGCACACACGACACCGTGGTCTCAGCGCGTCTTTCTTCTCGACACGCGCGGTTTCCCTACAGTCAACGCACACGCGGTCAAAGAGCGCTTTCCCAGATTTTGAAACACCTACCTGAACTAGGCTTCCATTTGCCTTAGCGTTCCTGTCTTTTATGAAACAATCGAAGCAGCGCTTTCCAACTTGCCGCGAGTCCTTAACGAGTCTCGTCTGTCTGCAATCAGGGCAGATCGAGGGTAGCGACCGATCCTGGCTGAACCGTGGGTTGGCCATGACTACTTCCCTCTATTCAACGCAATGCGGTAAATGGCCAAGCTGGCGCTAGGCGGATCGGCTCACTATACCACACCTCGTCACCCGATAGCCACCAGCATCGCCCGCGCTTCGGGGCTGCTCATTTTCGCCGGCAAAAGCGCCAGCGCGGCGGGGATGACGTAGGATTTCAGGGTTTCGATCATCAGTGCCTACCGATTGCAGCATTGAACCCGGACCACATGAACGCCACGGCGCCGGTAACGATGGCCCCGACAATCACCAGCAGCGCGGCGCCGCCAATGCGGGCGCCGGCAATCCGAACCTTGCGCGCGTTCAGAAGGTCGGCCCTGAGCGCCTTGACATCCTCTTTGTCGGTGATGTCCACACCCAGGAAAAGCATCATTTTCGCAACCGCCTTTTCCGCGCCCAGCTCGGCCGCGCGTTCGAGTTCATCGCTCATTACCCCGGTTCCATTCACTTATGCCTCGTGGTGGTCTGCGCATGGACCACGGGGGCCGGCACGACCGTGACGTGCGCGCCAACGCCGCGCGCTGCCCTAGCATACCGCCTCATGCCGCCGGGCTCTACCACCCGGGCGCCGTCTGTTTGCGGCCCTCGCCGCAGCCCGATTTTATATCCGGCCTGGTTTTTCCGAGATCAGCACGGCGATACGGGTGCGCCACCATCGCGGCATCGCGTTCGTGCTGATTGCAGCGCTTGGCCCATCCCGTCACCACCACGAAGCGCCCGGCATCGACCTTGGCACCCTTGCGCAGGGGCGACACTCCCAACGAGTCCAGGCCGTGCCGCCGGCACATGTCCTCGATCTGCCGGCAGAGCATGTCAACCTCGCCGACGTTGCGCGCGATCTTGAGTGTCGCGCGGGCGCTCACGCCGCGGCTGAATACGTGGCTCTGCTTGCGCGAATCCTCGTAGACCACCAGATCCGGCCGCACCCGAACCAACAGCGATTCGATCATGTCGGGCGATAGCGTATGCAGCTCGCACAGCGCGCTGTCTCGGTAGATCGCGATGCCGGTGTGTTTGCCGGGGTCGATGCCGATCAGTGTCCGGGAATCAGATTGCGCTGGGTTTTTCACAACAGACCCTCCTGCACCAATTCGCGCTCGGACTCTGGCGGAAACAGCGTTCCCTGCCCCTTGGCGCGATCCATTGCCGCTCTTTGCTTCCTGCCATCGTGCCGCATCTTTGCATCATGCGAGTTGTGGCACTTCTGGCACAGCGCCGCGAGATTCAGCAAGCTCGCCGCTTCTGGCCGATGGTCAAACACATGCGCCGTTGTCAGAACAACTTTGCTGCCCGTCGTAGGGTGCGGCTGGCCATTCTCAACACCGCACCACTCGCAGCGGTTCCGTGCCCTCACGAACCGCACGAACCGGCTCCGCAGCTTCCAATCTGCCGGGTATCGCGCTTTGTTCTCTGGTCGTATCGGCATATCAACCTCCGCGGTTCCAGCTGTCGATTGCATGGGATTGCTTGCGCGCACAGACCACAACCAGCGCTCGAATTCGCCCGGCGGATAGCTCAGGCCCAGCATGATTTCCCGCTCGGTCAGCGCCATCGACCGCAGCGCGTTGAAAACCGCGACCTGCTCGGCCATCGACGGCACGATGTGGTGCGATCCCATCACGCCGCACCCCCGAACAGCTCGCCCAGGAGCCCGGCCAGCATCGATGCGCAGCGCTGAGTTTCCTCCGGCGTCCGTTCCCGCTTTGGTTTCGCCACCGTGTCGTCGGCGATCCCGATGGGGGCTGCTGGAAGTTCACCACCGGCAGCGATCTCGTCGATGGTTTTCTGCCAGGCGGTGGCGAACAGGCGCTGCGCATCGCCCCCCGGCATCCTCCGCAGCGCATAGCTGTCGAGGTGGCGCAGCGTGTGGACCACGGCGGGGTGCTTCTCGGTTCGGTTGCCGATCGCCTGCTGGAACGCCTCGTCGAGGCTGGGGAATCCAAGATCCTCGCCGCTCGGGATGCAGATCGCGCGGAACTCAAGCGCGGTCGGCGGCCATGCGTTGTGATTGCCCTGCTTCGCCATTTTCGCAAGCCCTGCCCGGATCATACCGGGCGATAGATCGCTGATCGCCGTTGCCCATCCGTCGGTTGGCTGCTCACCGTAGGAGCTCGCCCACCGGTGGCCGTAAATCTCCGTCATCCGGCGCCATAGTAACTCCATCACCGTCAAGGATTCGCCCCCCACGTTGTACCGCCTCTCGCTGTTCGCGCTCGCGGGCTCTGGCGCTGATCGCTGCGTTGACTCGATCGACTGCACTGCGCGGCCGGTCAGGTGGTTGATTTTTTCCATGGGAATTACCTCCAGGGTCGTTTGATCGTCTGATCCAATTGCGCCATGTTGCCGCCCAATCGGCCTTTCGGCCTCCAGCGCCGGGCTTTGAAATCCAGTAATCACGGAAGCGCTCGGCCTCCAACCTGATCTGCTCCCGCGTCAACCCCTCCCCCAGCGCCCAATCGCCAAGCTCTTGCGAGAGATACCAGTCAACCGGCAATCGTGTCCCGCCTGGTGGCTGCTTTGGCTTTGGAGCGGGATCAATCGCCGGACTATCACCCGCTGGCGCGTTTGGTTGAGCCGAAGGCGAAACGTCTGAATGTTGACCAACCAATACATCTACGAAGTGATGTTCTATCTCTTGTAGTGATAGTGATAGTGATTGTGATTGTGACGCACGCGCGCGGGCTTTCGTTTGGGTTTCGTTTGGGTTTTCGCTGGGTTTCGTTTGGGTTTCGTTTGGGTTTTCGCTGGGTTTCGTTGGGCGCCCGCCACGGGCTCCGTTGGCCGATTGTTTGGCGCTGAATGCGGCCGCCTTTTCGCGCTCTTTGTCCACGCGCTTGTGGACCCATAGCCCATCGGATGTGTCGAAAAACGCCGACAAGGCGTCCTGTATTTCCTGCCAATCGCTCAGTGACAGCCGGGTGATTGCGGCCAAGCGCCGGGGGTCGCTGGGGAGCGGTCCGGATCGCCAGTAGGCCATTATCAACAGGAGGTAGGCGCCGTGCTCCACCGTGGACAGGTGCATCGTGTCAGCGAGGTAGTCCGCGACGTAGAGGGGCATCCAGATGCCGGTGCGCTGGCTCATCAGTGGTTTTCCGGCTGGGGGCTGGAGTAGTGAGCTCCAGCGGGCGCGAAACCGCGGAGGAGGGACGCAATCTGCGCCGGCTCCCCATGCGAAAAACCACTGTTTGGTGTCGGCATTTCACTTCCTCTGCGGTCCGGGTCACTACCCCGGAAACCCGAGATTACCGCCCGCCGCGCGGGGTGTCAATGGGCGCGGTCATGCGGCGCCCGGCCCGAGCGGTGCATCGCCGTCAGGGCTCAGCGGCGCATCGTCGATCCAGTCGTGCGCGGCACGCCGACATGCAATTGAAAAAACATATGGGCCGGCACGATATTCAATGCGCGCAGGAAGCCGCTCCAGGCGCGGAGCGGGATCGCCCGGGTGTATCACTGCTACCATACCCGTGCGGTGCTCCAGCGCGACGATAGCCGCGACGTTGCGCGCGCATGTGGGGTGCAGATAGACGGCTGATTCTCGATCATGCGGCATCGTTGCGGCTCCTGTAAAAAAACGATTCGAGGGACAGCCGGCCGCCGGACAGCTCGATCAGGTGCGGTATGTCGCGGGCGAGCGGCCAGCGTTCCGAGCGGCGCCAGCTCGCGACCGTGCGGCGCTTGACGCGGAACATCTCGGCGGCCCGGTCGTCGCCGATCTCGGTGATCAGGTCGATCAGGGATAGGGTAGGTTTTTGCTTGGCCATGGCTTGCCTCCGGTAAACAAGGCCCATTTGTACACGCTCGGCGGGCGCCAGTCAACCAATAAAATACGCGGGGGGTGTTGACATCGGCCCGCGGGCGGTGTAATTTGCTTTCACTCGCCGCGTATGCGAGTGGAATACAGGCGCAGAGAATTTGCGGGAGGCGGCAACCCTCCTTACCGGGGGCTGGCCACCTCCAAACAAGCCACGCAGTCCGCTGAAAGCCCGCCCGCAGGAATGTTCGGGCCTCAGCGGGGGAAAACCGGAGCCGCCTAAAGCATGATCCGGGATGCGTGGAACGGCCTTTACCAACCAACGAGCCAACGAGCGAGGAATTTATGAACAATGAAGCTCTGGAAAAAGCGCTGCTCGACCACGCCACATGGTTGCGCGGGGAAGGTGGCGCGCGCGCCAACCTGGCGGGCACCGACCTGGCGGACGCCAACCTGACGCGCGCCGACCTGACGCGCGCCAACCTGACGGGTGCCGACCTGACGGACGCCAACCTGACGGGCGCCTACCTGGCGGGCGCCGACCTGACGGGTGCCGACCTGACGGACGCCAACCTGGCGGGCGCCGACCTGACGGGTGCCGACCTGACGGACGCCAACCTGACGGACGCCAACCTGACGGGCGCCTACCTGGCGGGCGCCGACCTGAGGGGCGCCAACCTGACGGGTGCCGACCTGACGGACGCCAACCTGACGGACGCCAACCTGACGGGCGCCTACCTGGCGGGCGCCGACCTGACGCGCGCCGACCTGACGCGCGCCGACCTGACGCGCGCCGACCTGACGGGCGCCGACCTGACGGGCGCCTACCTGGCGGGCGCCAACCTGACGGGTGCCGACCTGACGGGCACCCGGATACTCTGTTTGCCGCTGCACGACCCTCGCGGTTATCGTCCGGTAGCGGTGGCGCACTCGGAGGGCTGGGTTGTCGCCTCAGGGTGCAGATGGTTCACGCTAGCGCAGGCGCGCGAGCACTGGGGGCCGGAGTATTCCGGAGATCGGGCTATTGGCGATCTCTATCTCGCAGCGCTCGACTGGCTCGCGGAGCAGCCGCTGCCGGAGATAGCCGCCTAAAGCATGATCCGGGATGCGTGGAACGGCCACTAAACTCATTCACCAATAGGGAAAAAACATGAACGCACAAGAGAAAATTGAAAAGCAAGTTCTGATCAGCGCGCCCGATTTCGGGATTCTGGAGTTGATCATCGAGGGCACGGCGCCCCTGGTGATTGAGCGATTCAGCAAAAAAGCGGAGCTGATGGCCAAGATGCAAGAGGGCCAGCAGGCCAAGTCGAAAAAGGTCCGGACGGCCCGTGACTACGAAAAAGACGCCGAGGAAGCGCGGTATCGGCACAAGGATGGATGGGAGGGCGCGAACGCTGCGGCTTTCAGGGCCGGCATGATTTCAGCGTGTCGCCTTGTTGGATTCAAGATGACCCTTGCCAAACTTTCGGTTTTCGTCGAGGCCGATGGATTCGACGCCGCCGACGGGTTGCCGATTATTCGGATTTACGGGGAGTCTCAGACGTTCACGGCGCACACGCGGAACGCGACCGGCGTGGTGGATGTTCGCTCGCGCCCGCAGTACAGGTCATGGGCTTGCAAGCTGCGTGTGAAATTTGATCAGCAGCAATTTTCAGCGACCGACATCATCAACCTGATCGCGCGCGTCGGCGGGCAGGTCGGCATCGGTGCGGGACGGCCTGACAGCAAAGCGTCTGCGGGTTGTGGCTGGGGTACGTTCGCGGTTGTCGGTGCGGATCGGGAAGTTGAGGTTCGGGAAACTTTCGGAATCAAGTGAAAGGTGCGCCACGGATGGCGGTTTGGCTGGCTGGGCCCGGCGTGGCGAGGCATGGCGAGGCATGGCGAGGCAGGCAAGGAGCGGCCTGGCGAGGCGCGGCACGGAACGGAACGCACGGCAGGCGAGGCGGGGCGAGGCGAGGCTTGGCCTGGCGCGGCCAGGCACGGCAGGCAAGGCACGGCCAGGCTGGGCGGGGCTCGGCCAGGCTTGGCCCGGAACGGCAGGCGAGGCGCGGAGAGGCGCGGCCGGGAACGGAGCGGAACGCACGGCAGGCTAGGCCTGGCGCGGCATGGCCCGGAACGCAAGGCAGGCAAGGATTGGATAGGTAAGGCCAGGTAAGCATGGCAGGCGAGGCAAGGAGTGGATTGGCCGGGATCGGAGAGGAACGCACGGCAGGCTTGGCAGGGCCCGGCTCGTCAAGGCCCGGACTGGAAAGGCTGGCACGGTATTTTTTTCAGCTCTGGAGAATTTCGATGGACATTATCAAGACTGAACTTGAAAGGCTTTTCCGTGAGGGGCTTCTTCGCCCGGCGGATGTTGTCGAGGCGGCGCGCGATCCTGAATCGCCGCTGCACACCCATTTTGAATGGGACGATACGGCAGCGGCCGAGAAGTGGCGCGAGGAACAGGCCCGGCAACTGATCCGGAATGTGCGGATAGAGGTAGGCGATTCCGTGCCGGTATCGGTGCGGGCGTTCGTGTCGCTGCCGGTGGATCGGCAGAACGGGGCTGGCTATCGCCGGTTCGCCGACGTGATCGATAACGAGTTTTTGTGCCGGCAACTGGCCGCTGATATTCAGGCCACGGCGGACAGATGGGAACGTCGAGCCCGGGCCATTGGTGCAATGGTCGATTTCGGCGATGTCCGATCTGTTGCCGACCGGATCGGGAGGAAGAAGAGCAAGGGCAAAGGCAGGGGGGAGTCATGAAAAGGATCGCGGTTATCGTTTTATCGGCGCTCGCCGTCGGGTGCGCGTCAGGCCCGCCGCTGACGCCACAGCAGAGCGTCGAGCGCGACATTGCGGCGAAGGTTGACCCGATCAGCATCACGGACCAGGGCGCCTACCAGACGGCGCTGCATCAATGCTCGGCGATGCTGATGGACAAGCAAAGCGCGGACGCTGGCAACGCCCTCGCAAACGGGCTGATCGGCCTGCTGGCGGGCGCCGCGGTCGGCACAATGATCCACAGCGACCGCCAGACCGTGCAGTTCGGCGCGCTTGCGGGCGGGCTCGGCGCGGCCGGGGCAAGCGGCGCGCGCGGGCTCAGCCAGCAGGATCAGCTCGTGCAAAACTGCATGAGCAATCGCGGTTTCAAGATGCTTTTTTGAGGAGGCGACAATGGATAGAACAGGTTTTATCGGCGGATCAGACGTGGCGGCAATTCTCGGGGTTTCGCCCTGGAAAAGCCCGCTCCAGCTATACCTGGAAAAAACGGGTGAATACCGGGAGGAAATCACGCCCGAGAGGCAGCGCATTTTTGACCGCGGCCACCGCTGGGAGCCGGTGGTGGTGGATATGCTGGCGGATGAGCTTTCTGACCACGGCTATGCTGTCGAGGTGGTGGCGCGGAATGCTCGCTACCAGGACGCGGAGCACCCATTCCTCGCGGCTGAAATCGACCTCGAACTGCTGGTGGACGGCGAGCGCATGAACGGCGAAATCAAAACCGTCCACCCCTTCGCGGCGAAAGCCTGGGGCGAGCCGGGCACGGACGAAATCCCGATCTACTACGCAGCGCAGGTAATGCACGGGCTCATGGTGCGCCCGCGAGAACGAGCCATCGTGGCGGCGCTGATCGGCGTGGACGATCTGCGCATCCACTGGGTTGATCGCGACGATGAAACCATCGCGGCCATTCGCGCGCGGGAGCTGGAATTCTGGCAGCGGCTGCAAGATGGCAACCCGCCGCCCCCGGAAACCGACGCGGACGTCAAATGGCTTTATCGCACCGACACCGGCGAGGCGATGGAGGCGGATGCCGAACTGCTCGAATTGTGCTCGGAGCTGGCGCGGGCAAAAGCGGCGGCGAAAACGTGGGACAACAGCGTCGAGGTGCTCGCGCAGCGCATCAAGCTGCGGATGGGTCACGCCGCCACGCTGCTGCACCGCGACCAGGTGCTGGCAACGTGGAAAAACAACAAGGACGGCGAACAAACGAATTGGCAGGCGGCCTACCTGGACCTGAAGGCGCCAACTGAGCATATCAGCAAGTTCATCAAACCGAAGCAGGGCGCACGCCCTTTTCTCCTGAAAATCTGAGGAAGCGAAAATGAGCACACAACAATTGAAAGCGGCGGCAACTGGGCAGCCCGAGCCTAAACCCATCGTGGCGTTCTCCAATTTCATGGAGAAGCTGAAACCGCAAATACAGCTCGCCGTGCCCGCGCACTTGACCGCGGACCGCATGGCGCGGCTGGCGATGACCGCATTTTCCACCAGCCCGAAATTGCAGCAATGCACGATGCAAAGCATCGCCGGCGCGATCATGACGGCCGCCCAGCTTGGGCTGGAGCCCGGGGTAAATGGCGCCGGATACCTGGTGCCCTACGGGTCCACCTGCACGTTCGTGCCGGGCTGGCGCGGGCTTGTGGATCTGGTGGCGCGCAGCGGGCGCGGGACGGTTTTCACCGGCGTGATTTTCCGCGACCAGCGCTACACGTTCACCGACGGCGCGCGGCGGGATCTGGTGATCCACAACGAAACCGACCTCGACGCCCCACAGGACATCACGCACGCCTTTGCAATCGGGTGGGTCCAGGGCGCCGAGTATCCGATCATCGAATTGTGGCGCGTGAGCAAGATCGAAAAACACCGCGACAAGTACAACAAGGTCGGGAAACAGCACTACAGTTTCCGGGATTGGGAAATGTACGCGCGCAAAATCCCGCTGCTTCAGGTGCTCAAATACATGCCGTGCTCCATCGAAGTGAGCAACGCCGTTGCCGTGAGCCACGCCGCCGAGGAAGGGCGCGACGTGACGATTGAGGGCGGCGTTGTGCTGGACATGGATGCGCCGACCGAGCCGACCGCGATTGTTGCACCGGCACCACAGACGGCCACAGAACCCGCCCCATGGGAGCCGACGCCCGATGAATGCGCCGCCATCGCCGAGAGCGAGAAAAAAGAAGCGGCCTCAGCCCAGCAAAAACCACGCGCCGAGCGCGCCCCGATGAACCTGGAGTAGATAACCATGGAAAACAAAGCGGATGTCGCAGCAGAAAAACTCGGGCTTTACCTTCTGGAGCGAACGCTCCAGGAAATCCGCGCACTCCCCGACGTGTGGGAAAAACTGCCGGAATGGCAGCAGGCGGAGGTGATCGACCGCGTGCGCGCGGGCGTGATCGATGCGGTTGCCGGAGCGGTGCGGATCATTTCATCGCGCGGATTCGACGGAGTGGTGTGCGAAATCGATTCGATCCAGATCAAGGGCGAAATCAAAGCGGCTCTGATCGTGAGTCGGGCGAATGGCCACGAAACGCTCCAGCAATTCTACGACGCCCAGGGGCAGCCGTGCGTGATCGTGCTGGCGAACCCCGAGGAATTCAGCGGCGGCATGGGCACGGTTCGCGCGGAGCCGGATCAGCGGGCAATGAAATTGAGCGATGGGGGTGATCTGTGAAGCTATCGCGAATCGAAATCGACAACATCCTCGGTGCACGGCATATCGCCGTTGGCCTCGCCACCCCCATCACGATCTTCGCCGGCGCGAACGGATCGGGAAAATCCTCGATCCAGGAGGCCGTGCGGATGGCACTCACCGGCGAGTCTGTGCGCGTCGCGCTCAAAAAAGATTACCCGCAACTGGTGGCCGATGGCGCCGGCGGTGGGGTCGCGGCGGTGACCACCGACACCGGCGAGACCTACGCCATCGCGCTGCCGAACGGCAAGGGGAATCACTGCGGCGCCACGGCGCTGCCCTACGTGCTCGACGCCCAACGGTTTCTGCACCTAGACCCAAAAGAGCGGCGGACATTTCTGCTGGGGCTCATGGGCGTGAAAATCACGGCTGCAGGGATCTGTGAGCGGCTCGCCGCGCGCGGGTGCGATCCAGGGATGATCGCCGAAACTGAACCCACGCTGCGGCTGGGGTTTGAAGCGGCGGCGACTGAGGCCCAGGGCAAGGCGCGCGATCAGAAAGCCGTGTGGAAATCCATCACGGGAGAGACCTACGGCGAGAAGAAGGCCGACGGATGGGCCGATCAGCGCGCGCCGGTGTCCAACCCGCAAGCGCTGGCCGACGCCCGCGCGCAGATGGCGGCGATCGATGTCGATCTCGAGGCGGCTGCGACGCGGCTTGGCGAATTGCGCGCCCAGGCGGAGCACGTCGCGAGCCGGAGCAAGCGCATGGATCAGCTGCGCGCCGAGGCCGGGCGATATGCGGCGATCGCCAAAAAACTGGCGGTGGATGAAGCCGATCTTGCCCGCCAGACGGCCACCGTTGCCGAGGCGCGAGAAGCGGCGGCCGGTGGCCCGAGCGAGATTGCCACACCCTGCCCCGAGTGTGGCGCGGCGCTGGTGATCAAAGGGCCGGCGCTCAAAATCTACACGCCCCCGGCGCGCACCCCAGACCGGGAGGCCGTGGCGAAACTGCCCGCGCTCGAATCCGCGCTTGCCATGCTGGAGCGCACAGTCGCGAACGACAAACGCGATCTTGCGGCGGCCGACGATGCGGCCAAAGCGCTCGCCGAGCTTGGCAAATCCACCGACGCGGCGCCGAGCGCGGAGGATCTGGAGGCGGCCGAAAATCGCAACGCGACGCTCAAGGGCCAGCGCGCCGACCTGTCCGTCGGGCTCCGGGCGCTTGAGGATGCCGAAAAGGCCGCCGCAGCCGCCGCAGGGGCGACTGAGCGGGCCGCGCTCGCCCATCTTGGCGTGATGGCCTGGCTAAAAATCGCCGACGCCCTGGCGCCCGACGGGATACCGGGCGAGCTGCTCAGCGAGGCGCTTGGGCCGATCAATGAGCGCCTGGCAGCGAGCGCGGAGTCAACCGGCTGGATGCGCACGGCCATCGCGGCGGATATGTCGGTCTCCACCCGCGATCCGGCGACGGAGACATGGCGCGACTACCGCCTGATCTCCGAGTCCGAACAGTGGCGCGTCGGGGCCGTGATCGCCGAGGCAATCGCGCATTTGTCCGGGCTGCGGATGCTGGTGCTGGACCGGTTCGATGTGCTCGACCTCGCGGGCCGCGGGCAGTTGCTGGGGTGGCTGGACAGCCTCGCCCAGGACGGGGAGATCGACACGGCGCTGCTGTTCGGCACCCTGAAATCGCCCCCCGGTGGGTTGCCGGAGACAATCGCGGCTCACTGGGTAGAGGCTGGGGATGTCGCCGCATAGGGGCTGGAAACTACCGTTCGTCGGAAACCTGCGCCGCTTGCAAAAGCCGCTTGCATTACACCCCGGGTGTTGGTATAATTTGAGTCGTGGGAATGATCCACGACAACCAGCCCGGGGAGGGCAAGAAAGTGAAATATCTAAACTACGCGGTGATTCAATCAGGCTACTGCGTTTTTGGCGCCGGAGAAACGCCCGACGCGGCGCTCCAGGACGCCGCCAACTGCATGGAGCCGCGCAAATCGGACGGCGAGCCCTATACGGCAGAGATGGTCGGCGACGAGTGCGACAATTTCCAGTTCGAGGGGGATTTAGACCTGATTGAGCGGGCCGACGATCCGGACGAGTTCGACTCGCACATGAGGTCACAGGGCGGGTTCGAATTCGACGGCAACGGCTGGACACGCTAACCACCAGCGCCAAGGACGGCGCACCAGCCCGAGGAGGGCATTATGGCCATCAAAATAGCATCCTGGACCATCAACGCCATCGCCGCCATTGGTGCGGCCTGGCTCCTGCTGGCGGTGTTCGCTGCCTGCTACAAATTCTACTGAGGGTTACCCGTGAACACACGACAGATCGAAATTGCCCACCTTCTGCGGCAGGGGGCAAAGATGGTCCGCGAGCTGCGCGACCTCAAGCGCATCGACGCGCGGTTCGCCGAACGTCTGGAGCAGGATTACAACGAGGCGCTGGCCTATATCATGAACGAAGACAGGGATCTCGCCGAGCTGCGCGAGCTCTCCGAATACATCAAGGCATCTGACGTGCTGGATAGCTTACGTGGCATGCCATGACGCCCGGCATGTTTTCCCGCCTCGCCGATAAAACGAGGCTTGGCCCCGCCGGACGCGAAATGGCCCGGCGGGTGCTGGTGGACGGCATCCGCCCCGCCGAGGTTGCCCGGCAGATGGGGGTGGTACCGCAAACCGTGCGCGACAAGCTGGAGGTGATCGCTAGCGCCCTGCGCGCGGAGCAGGGCGCGCCGGCGGACTGGGTGGTGGTCACCGTCCTGGTGCCGCCGGATGTTGCGGCGGATATCCGGGAAATAGCGCGGCTTGGAGGCTCAGCGGGCTGACCTGGATGTCTGCGCGGCCATCCTGCCCGCCACATCCGCCAGCAACACCTCGCTGGTGATTGCCAGCCGCGCCGCAACCGCATCAATCAGCGCCGAGAATTCCGGGCTGCTGGCGATCCTTTCCCGGGCCTGATCGCGCTTATCTGCTTCGACGACTTCCGGCGCCGGCGGCACCCAGGCTTTCCCGTCCCACGTTTCGAGGTGCGATTCAGGGGGTTCAGGGACTTCAACCGCATCCACCGGGACTTCGGGCCATTCCTCGCGCTCAATCACGACCGGCTCAGGCCGTTCAACGCGCACCACCGGCTTGCCGTCCTTGCTCAGCACGGGTTTGCCGTCGCCATCGACAACCGGCACCTCGATAGGGTCCGGCGTTTCGGTTTCAACAATCCGCAGCCCACCGACCGATCCCCAGTATTTCCCATCCGCGCCGACGTAGTGCCGAGATTCGAGCGACTCTGCTGTGCGTGACGTTGCCATTTCAAGCCCTTATTTGATTGCCAAGAAGCGCGCTTTCCAGTTTGCAGCGGTGATGGCCGTCTGAACCCCGGTGCTGCCGTGGTTTACGGTTATGCTCGCATCGCTGTATCGGATATTCAGATTTGTTGCATCGGGCCGAATGGTCGGCGGGCGAGTTGCTAGCGTTATGACGTCGCCTGCCGAGTACCCCGCTTCCGCCGTTTGACAGACGAGCATCATTTGTGTGAATCGCGGCGCCACACCCAACCCGTGCGCCAGAGTCAACGCCCCGGCCAGCGTGATCGTCTGATCCGTGCTGACGAACGTGTTGAACGCTGTAGTGCCGAGCGTGGCGAGCTGCGCGGCGGCATTGGCATCATCAATCAACGCCCTGCCGGCCGACGTAATCGCAGCCTCAGCCCACGTATCAACCCCGGTGGTATAGAGCATTTTGTCGGCAGCGGTGCCGTGTGACGCGATGCTCGTGAGTGTGGCGTCAAGCGGCTGATATGTCGCCGGCGCGGATGCAGACTGAAACCCCGTCAGCCGCCAATTACCAGCCCCCAGGGACTCGAACCGGAACACATCGCCGACCGCCGCTGTGATGTTCGCTCCCTGCAAAATCAGGCTGGTGGCGTTGTGCGTGAGCGTGAAAGCCCCGGTAGCGCGCAGGTACCGAATCGCCCCCGCCGCAATCGTGCCGAGCGACGTGATTGTCGCGGTGCCGGAAATGATCACCGTATTCGACGCCGCAGCGCCGATGTCGATGCTCGCGGCCGACGCAATCGTTACCGGCGGAGCCTCGTTCAGGGATCCGGTGAGCGTGCCGCCGACAAACGCATTCAGGGTTGCGGACAGCGTGGCGACGCCTGAGACGTTTTTGTAGAGGTACAGGTACACCCCGCCCGTTCCCGGAACCGCGAAATACTGCCCGTCAACTGTCCCGGCGATCCCGGGCGCGGTTGAATCGAACACATCGGCGAACATCATCGCTGCGTCGCGGGCTGCGCTCGCGTCTGCCGCCAGCTCTTCGACGCGCGCGAAGTTCGCATCCATCTCATAAAATTCGAGCGGGCGGTTGACTACGTTGCGGTATGTGAAAGTGCTCATTCAAACCTCACGGCGTACACATGATGAATTTTAACCCGTACCACGGCGGCGTGTAGGATTGCGACGCGCTGATGGTGTGCCTGTGGTTGTAGGTCTGATAATGCCCAATGGCTGTCTGCACGCGCCCGTCCGGCGCATCGCCAACGAGGTGCGAGTGCGCGAATTCGCTGGACGTTCCGGACGCCGCGACGGTGTTATCTCCGGCGGAAACGCCCTCCTGCCCTGTCGCCGCGATCTCCACCAGAAAATCCCGCATATCCGGAGTGCCAGCAGTCCCGTCGCACAACGTCCAGCCGGCGGGAACTGCGCCCTCATGCATCACGATCATTCCAGCCACCACCGGGTAATCCGTCACGCCGCCGTACAGCGCGAGCTTGCGGCGCTTGATCGACGCGATGATCGATGCGCTGATGGTGTGCCCATGCGGCCAGTCAACCTCGCCAGAAAATTCCTTTGAATTCTGCGGGGGGGTTAACGATGATCCGTCCGTGAAATGGGCGCCAGTCGCCTTGTCGTAGTGCTTGTGCGCCATGTTCGCGTTTGCGATTGTCGCGGACAACGATTGCGATGCGGCGCCGGCATCAGCGTTCACAGTGTCGGCCATAATCAGGCGGCCAGCACCAGCAGTAATGCGCGCAACGTCGGGATGCGAAAGCCCGGGTATTCCGAACACCAGCATGCTTGCCGGAATCGTTGTTGCAGCCCCGGTGCGCTTCGCGAGCTTCTGCCGGCGCCGGAGCAGGTCAATTGTTGTCGCCGGCGCGCTCCATGAGTGCGAGTGATCGGCCGACACATTGTTGATCGTGTATTTCGTCCCGGTATTCGCAGTGCCGGGAGCGTTCGCAAAATCGCCGCCGCCATTTCCGTGCGCGCCGTTGGTTGAGGTTGTTCCGCTCCACGCCCCAGTTGCCGCCGCGCCGCCCGTGGCGCCGGCAGCGTAGGTTCCGCCGGCGCCCATGATGAACTTGCCATTCGCTGCCGTGAAATCAGTGTATCCAGACGGAAGCGTTGTCGCGCCGAATAGAACAATCGCGCCATCCGGCAGCGTGCCGAACCCAGTCGGCAGCACCAGGTCTGCCGGGTAGTGGTTGGGGTCGTAGCGCAACCCTGACACGTTGTACCGCCCGGGCCCGGCGTAGGCGACGCTTTCGATCCGCAGCGGCAGAGTCACGCCGCGCGCGGTGCTGGCGATGTTCACCACGTCGCCCGCCTGGCGCACGATTCCGGAATCCGTGGTTTGAAAGCTCACCGACACGCGATTCTTCAGTCGCGCGAGGCGCGCCTTCGCCTTGTTCCCCGCCTCAGCGCTGCGGTAAACCCCCTCGAGCCGGATCGATGTCGGTATCCGCTGACCTCCCGGTGTCGCGTAGCTATTGCTGGCGTTCGGCCACGGCGTTGTCGCGCTGCCCGGCAGGGTGTAAATAATCTCGACTTCGGTCGGGGTGTCGATGTCGTTGACGGCCTGGACGCGCAACGAGTTGGCAACGATCAGCGAGGCGTCGATTGTTGGTGCGGCATTCAGGTCCACCGGCGCGTCAGGTATCAGGCGGATCGACGATCCCTCATGCACGTATCCGCACTCGGCGTACACCGATAGGATGTCCAACCAACCCGGATCAATCGCGCGTCCCTCTGTCAGCGTCAGCGCGATCTGCGCGCGCTTCGCCGCACCACCCAGCAGTGTGTCGTCCCAGTCCGCCGCCTCGCTCAGGCCAAGTACAGTTAGCCCAGCGCCATAGTCTTTGTCGGTGATGAGATCGCCTGTTGCGAGCGCTGGGTTGTCGCTGTACACCGTGGTGCCGGTTCGGGGGTCGTACAGTTTCCGTCCGCGAATCGTGGCGCGCGCGCGGGGCCATCCGCCCACCGCAGCCGCCGATGTGATTCTCGCCACGGTGTAGGAGATGCCCCGCAGCCCGTTGCCCACGTCGAAGCGCATCGTGTCGGCGTAGCTGGCGTTAGCGGCGACCAGCGTCGCGTCTACGCCCTGCGTGGTGGTGCCCAGGTAGTGCGTGAGCGTCACGCCTGAAATGCTGCCGCCGTTCAGGTCGTTTATCTGCACCTGCTCGATTGCGTCGATCTCGCCAACGCCCCAGATGTAGCCGACGACAAGGTCAGTGCCGATGCTCCCCCAGAAAAACGGCAGGCCGGGCACGTTGCAGCGCCCGTAGATAATCGGCAGCAGCGCACCCGCTGCGGCGACGGTTTGCGTGCGGACTTTCGGGTCTGTCGCCGCCTTGTTGATCTGCTCCGCCGGAATGCGCGATCCGCCGCGCACCGACTGGGGCGCGGGCGCTGGCGCTGGCGCTGGCGCTGGCGCTGGCGCTGGCGGCACCGGGTATTTTGGAAAAACCGGAAGCACGTCAGCGAGCCTCCAGCACGAAAATCTCGCCGGCCCAGGTGAGGCGAGTTCCGGACGCTGGCAGCCAGTTGCAGATCGGCGGCATCAGGCGGATGCGCGGCGCCCATTTTCCAATGCGGCTGGTGTGCGTGATGTCGATGGTAACTGAATTGCTGTCACCGCTGGCGCCCGTGATGATGCCGTCAAGCAGCAGGATCGGATCATCGGCGACGAAACCCTGGCGCGCGTATCCATCTGCGACGTATCCATCTTCGAGCCGCATCGGGTAATTGATCGCCGGCAGCAGGTAGATTTTTGCCGGGTTCCCGCGCCAGTCGCCCGTGATCAGCGCTTGCATTCGCGCCGTGCTTGCTGGCATGCGGATGGATGCCGTGGCCCAGCCCGCCGACGCGCTGAGTCCGACTTCCCCGCCGGTGTAGGTAATCGCTCCGACGGTCTGGTCGCCGTTCGTCGATAGATATTCCTGAGACGGGAATTGCATGTCGATCAAGTAGATCGGCTTCGTCACGTCCTCATTGATCAGCGCGAGCTGGCTGGCGGTTGTGCTAAGCACTGATCGGCCCCCGGAAAACGGCGGAGATTTTCGCGTTGATCGGATCGGGCCAGGTCACGTTCGGGCGGCCGGCCAACTGCGTGATGTAGGTTTTTCCGTACAGCGTGATGTTGATCTGCGCCACCCGGTTGGTGAGCAAGAACAGCATCAGCGCATCGTGCTGCGCCTGAGACCTGAGCGTCCACACGATATGCAGGGTGTACTGCTGATTGCCGTACAGGTCGCGCAACTTCGTGGCGCCGTCGTCGGTCTGGTCCACGGCGATGCCGTAGTCTGCCTCGACGCTCGACTCGGCGGAGTACGCGGTGTCCGGCATGTCGATTGCCATTATTGAGCGCCCCCGTTACGCAAAAGCGATCTCCCCGCCGCCGCCCAGCGGGTTGACGTTGATCGTGATCGGCTGCCCCGCCGCGGAAAGCATTGTGCCGGCCGCTGCGCTCATTGTACCCGCGGCATTGCTTTGCTCCTGGGCGGCCGCTGCCATTTTGTCGGCAACGCGCGTCATGGCGGACTCAATAGCGTCGGCCATCGCTTGGTGCGTCGCAACGATCTTGTCCTGGCTCGCGTTCAGGCGGTCGGTCGTGAGCTTGTCAACGTCCTCCAGGTACTGGATAAACTCCGGCGCCGCCGTCTGCTTCTGCGATGCATCGAGCAGCCCGTAGGCCTGCTGCGTGATGGCATTGATCTGCCCGGCAAGCTGCGTGATCTGCTGCGGGTCGAGCGCCGTCGAGAGCTGCTTATCGAGTTCGTCCGCCCGCGCGCGCAGGAAATCGTACTGCCCTGCGGTATCCAGAACGCTCATTTTTATCTGATCAATCGTCTGCCCGAACATCGCGTGGGTTTGCGCAAGGGCCTGCTGGATTTGGGAAACCAGCGCCAGCTCCATCTGGCCGGTGCTTTGCGTGAGCGCAGAAAGCTCAAGCGCTTTCGAGAGCGACCCATCGAACCCGTTGGCCAGGTCGGAAAGCTGCGACGATGATGATTGCCATGTGTCGAACAGCGAGGCGCTGGCGTTTTTCGCGGCATCCGCCATCGCGGTGATCTGGCTGCCGATGTCGGTCGTCGTGTACTGCTGGACGATGGCGAGCGCCTGCGTCAGGCTCGCCAGGTCCTCGACCCCGCCCTTGAATCCATCGACGATTTTTCCCATGGTCTCGTCGATCGTCTTCGCGACCAATACCAGCCGGTCCCGCGTGTACTCGGCGGCGGAAGCATTCACGCCGGACGTGAAGCCCTTGAGCGCGTTCTGCACGCGGATGATCTGATCCGGATTCAGCGCGGCGGCCAGCGCGTTGTCGATGGCGGCAATGGCGTCGAACGTTTGCTTGAAGTCCTGCGCATCAACCTGTCGCGTTTTACCGCCAAGCCCGATAACGCCGAAAGCGGACTCGGCGAACGTCTCTCCCGCGCGACCTTTCGGCATCAGCTTGTTGTAGTCCTGCAATCCGCCGCGGTCCGCATCGCTCGCGAGCGTGGTGAACTGCGTTTTCGGAGCCTTGTTGTTTCCGAAAAGCGAACCAATGCCGGACCCGAAAAAGCTGCCGAGTGCCGCGCCGATGTACGGGCCGATGACCGGGACAAGACTGCCGGCAATCGATCCAGCAAACCCGCCGACAGCAGCCCCCGTATTCGCCTGCCCGCCACCACCGAATACCATATTGCCGAGCTGCCCGCCGGCCCAGCCTGCCCCAGCGGAAAGCAGCCCGCCGCCCACAAGCCCGCCGGGGGCCTGCGCGAGCGAGCCCGCGTAATTGACGCCGGCAAGGCCAATATCACCGATGATTCCAGGCTGCGACGCCAGTCGGCCGAGCTGGTTGAATGCGTAGTCCTGCACCCCGGGCAACAGCGAGCCCGCTTTGTAGAGCGTCGAGAGGCTCGATAGCGTAGACAGCCCGCCCAGTCCGCCGCCGGTGCTCGCATTCGCGGAAAGGCCAAGCGCTCCCGTTACCAGGCCGGCCGCGCCCTGCACGATGGGCTGGATGATCGGCCTGAGCACCAGCGTCTGAAACATGTTGATCAGCGTGTTTTTGAACACGTCGGCGAATTTCGCGCCGCTTTCAAACCCGCGCAGCAGCGCATCGGTGAGCGATTGCCCGATGCTGTCGGTGGTTTTTTTCCATTCCTCAGCGGCCTGTTTCGCGCGCTCGATTTCTATTCCCTGGCCCTTCTGGTCCGCGAGCTGATTCAGGAGGTTCGCCTGCTCGCGGTACTGGTCGGCAAGCTCCTGATTCCCGCTCGTCTCCAGGGTGATGGCTGCGGTGCGCTCTGCGGTCGCGGCAGCCTCGCGCAGCTTCGCGATTGCCAGCAGCCCGGACGCATCAGCGCCACCGCGCGCCTGTTCGTTGGCGGATGTCTGCGCGGCGATTTCTTCTTTCAACGATGCGTTCTTGCCCCGAATGCTTTCCATGGCTTGGGCTATCGCCTTGGTTTCGGTATCACGCGCGACGGCTGTTTTTTCAAGCTCCACGTTCTGCTTCGCGATTTCGATCAGCTCAAGCCGGCGTTCCTTGGTGATTTTCATCACTGCGGCGGTGTTGTT